CGATTATTTCATCCCAAAAGAAGTAGAAAAAGAGCGGATTGAATGGGTACGACATATGATGAAAACAGACAAAGATGTTATGGTCTTGGAAAATGACACAGAAGATTACATAAATTTGGTATAACGAGAAAATCACCTGACCTATCGGGTATACGGGGAGAAGGAGGTTATCATGAAAATCAAGATTGGAAACAAGTACGTCACAGGTATCAACAACAGCACGAAATCAGAACCCATCTCGCTTATACTTGAAGACAAAACGGAATCCGTCTGGAATATTGTCGGACTTCATCTTTTGCAGAGGAAATTTCCCGATGTTGTGTTTGATGTGGAGGTGTGAATATGAAAAGTTTATTGACGGACAGCGACATGGATAGGTTGATTGAGTTATTCCTTAGGCGGGAATCATTGCCGGATTTCGAGAAAACAGAGCTTGCTGTACTTGATGCACTTTGCAAGATGTATAACATCATCAGAAGGGCGGCGTGATATGGAATACTGTGAAGTCTGCAACAGCCTTGTGTTACGTGACCACTGCTCGAACACCCATTGCGGCAAACACCTCCGCATCTGGGCGCAGGACGATCCACATTATTACGATGACCTGAAAGAGGACAAACCGCTCATCCACGCCAAACGATACAACAGCCATTTGGTTCAATCGATGGGGCTGACAAGTCAACGGATAAACCCGAAGGTGGGGTATCACCTGTACGTCTGGTAAGGAGGAACCATGATACCAAATGGATGCTTTGATTATGAGTACAATGGCGAGGACTGCCGTAAGAAGTTCGGCGTGTATATGATAACCAATACAATGGATGGGAACTTTTATATCGGTAGTACATCTGTATCGTTTAAAGAAAGATGGAGAGGCCATATAAAGTCATTCAAAGACAATATCGGAGGTTGTCCTCATCTTAAAAATGTTGCACGTAAATATGGAATAGATATACTGAAATTCAGTATTATAGAATTATGCGACGATTATAACCAATCTATATCACGAGAACAATGGTGGATGGATAAATTATACGCTAAATATAATATATGTAAAATAGCAGGGTCTACTTATGGTATAAAGATGGGTGAAGTTCAAAGGAATAACATTAAATTGCAATATTTAAATGGGCGAATTGCTTGGAATAAAGGGAAACATTATAAAGCCAACCACATATGTTCGGAAGAAACGAAAAAGAGAATGAGTGAAGCAAAGAAAGGGAAAAAATTTACTGAAGAACATAAATCTAAATTGAGAGGGAAAATTCATACCGCAGAACAAAACTTAAAAGTTAAAGAATCATTAGAAAAGTTTTATGCTAACGGCGGTAAAGTACATAATACAGGGAAACATGTGCCAATAGAACAAAATAATAAATGTAGAGAATCCTTAAAGAAATATAGGGACTCACCCAAGTATGCGATAGATATACAAAACATGAGATTAGCCGCAATACAAAGAAGAGGCGTGAAAAAGGGACCGCACACACAAGAACACAAAGACAAATTAAAGGCCGCATTGAAAGGGAGAATTCCATGGAACAAAGGTTGTACTACATCGGAATACACCAAAGCGAAAATTAGCGCATCTAAGAAAAATCCTTCTGTCGCAACAAGAGAGAATTTAAGTAAATCAAAGATCGGACAAACTCCGTGGAATAAAGGTAAAAAAATGACTGATTATAAATTATCAGGGCGTAAAAAAAAGATAGTCGATATGAACAAGTTGATTTCACTTAAAGAACAAGGCATCCCATATACACAAATATCAAAATTAATGGGAATATCTATAGCGACAATATACAACAGATTAAACAATAGGCAAAAGTATAACGAAGATTTTAAGGAGGTATCCAATGGGTAACATGTTACTGAAAGTCTGCATATTCATTGCCATTGCCTGTACCGCTCCCTGCATCATCTGGTGGGCATCGTGGTTGTCGGCACGAACACAGAGCAGGGTGATCCGGTACAAAAATAATGTGAGGTGAAAGGGGATCATCATGGAACTGAATGACATCATTGAAGAGCAGGTGACGGTTGAAGGGTTCCATATCGACAACGACACCAAGGCAACATGGGCGATATCCAAGATAAAGGCCGACCGAGAAGAAACATTGAAGTTCGCATTCGCCTGCAAGGAAATGGCTCGTGTCTATGACGGCAAGGCCAAGGAAGCAATGGACAAGGTTGCACAGAAAACGTCCGGGTTGGAAGGAATGCTATCGGTATACTTCGAAACCGTGAAAAGGAATGTCACTAAGACACAGGAAACCTACAAGCTGCCGGGTGGCGTTCTGAAAAAGAAGTACGGAACGGTCGAGTTTGTCCGGGATGATGCGGTTCTGACAAAATGGCTGCAGGAGAACAAGTACCCGGAATTCATCGAAACTATCTGCAAGCCCAAATGGGCAGAACTGAAAAAATACGTAACTGTGTCAGGGAACATTGTGGTTGAAACTGATACGGGCGACATTGTTGAAGGGGTTTCCGTTGTGGAAAGACCAGATACATTCGTTGTGGAATTGGAGGCATGATTATGGAAAACATCTATCAGGCAATATCAGGGGTTATGAACGACATTGGAGCGGTAGGGAAAGACAGCAAGAACATTCAGCAAGGATTTATGTACCGAGGCATAGATGCTGTAATGAACGCACTTTCACCCGCAATGGTACAACACAAGATGTTCGTGGTTCCCGAATGCCTTGACCATTCAAGGGAAGAACGCGAAACGAAAACAGGAGGGCACCTTATCTATTCCATCGTCAAGGTCAGATACACGTTCTTTGCTGAAGATGGCACTTTTGTTTGCGCTACGACCATCGGTGAGGGAATGGACAGTGGAGACAAGGCCACAAACAAGGCAATGGCAATCGCATTCAAATACGCTTGTTTTCAAGCTTTCTGCATCCCGACAAAAGAAATGGTAGACCCGGACGGTGAATCGCATGAGGTGAAGGAACGGGATGTGATAAAGTACACACAGCCAAGGCCCATTGAGAAAGAAGAAGATCGGAGAGAGTTTTCACCATTCGATAAGCCGGTTGAAATCACCAACATGAACAGCGGGATATCCGAAAAGCAAATCAAACGCCTGTATGCCATTGCCGGTAAAGCGGGTATCAACGTGGGAGACGTGCTGAAGGTCATCGTCCATGACTACAAGAAAACAAGCGTTGAGTCTTTGACAAGGGATGAATACGATACCATCTGCAACCGATTGGAAACGAAGGTGTGATATGGGGTATTCGGGCCAGGATTTAGTCAACGCACTACACAAGACCCGCAAAGACCTGATGGAGTCGGTGGAGAAGTGGCGAAACTACGGGATATCGCTTGCTGGCTGTGAACGGGGCTATCGGGTCGCGTATGCCAAGATGATCATCCGACTACATGAAGAACGCAAGGTGGCGTGGACGGCGGCTATCGACCTTGCAAAGGGCATGGAAGCGGTGGAAGGGTTAAGGTTCGCAAGGGACGTTGCGAAGGTACACTATGACGCGGAACAGGAACGATTGAATGTGCTGAAGATTGAAGTGAGGATGTTAGAAGCGGAGTGCAAGGAGGGGTTACGTGGATACGGAAATACTTAAACTGATGTGTCCCATATGCGGGCGGGAAATGGAGCGCCGTAAAAACCCAAATATCATGTGCATGGTTGAGTATAACTGCGCCAATGGACATGAACGTGTACTTGTCCAACCCAGTACAGTTTCCTTTGTGTTTTTGGGGGACGGATGCTACATAACCGATATGCCAAACAACACATCCTGCGAGAAGGCCATTGCAAGAATGAGGAAAGAATATGAATGGGAAACAGGTTTTACAAATGGGGTGTAACGCCGTACCAAAGCCGACTACCACCAAGCGCAAGCGAGGACACATCATGAACCCGAAACCAATTGAAGGTTCCATCTGCCTTGTCTGTGGTATAAGCATCGACCTTGAAACCCATGAGATATTCGGGGGTAGCAGCCGCAACTTGTCCATCCAGTACGGCCTGCAAGCCATCCTGTGCCACGATCATCACCAAGGTACTGATGGAGTGCATGGTAAGAATGGAAAGCCACTAGCATACCAATTACACACTGCGGGGCAGATACGGTTTGAAGGTCGGTCTGGGTCAAGGGAAACATTCGTGAGGATGTTTGGGCGAAGTTATTTGTAGGGAGGAAACATGAAGCTGTTGATAACGAAACAGAAAACCAACCCTTACACCAGGATGAGAACCAGCGGGGATAAACCGAGGCTGATGCATGGCGTGAACCCTAAAACGGACGGAACCTATTGCGGGGTGGAACTATCCAACCCGTTTGAGTACGAGGGTGGATGGGCTAACGTGACGTGCCCTAGATGCGTTGTGAATGCGGGGAAGAAGTATGACGCTTGATATGAACCACCTTTACAATATGGACTGTATGGATGGGATGAAGGCTATACCGGACAAGTTCTTTGAATTGGCGATAGTTGACCCGCCGTATAACATCGTGTCACAACAAAAGCGCGGGATAGGAAGCCGTATAGACAAGACCGGGAAAATGAACGAATGGAACCATATCAAGCCAACACAAGAATATTTCGAGGAATTGTTTAGGGTTTCCGAGTGTCAAATAATTTGGGGTGCGAATAACTTTACGCTGCCAGAAACAGAATATTTCATTGTATGGGATAAGTTCCAAACGGTAGATAATTTTGCTTCCGCCGAGTATGCTTGGACAAATGTGAAAATGCCAGCAAAAGTATTCAGATACGCAATCCATAAAGAAATGGCTGATCGAAAGGATAATGGTGGGAAAATTCATCCAACCCAAAAACCTATCGCGCTTTACAAGTGGCTTCTCACCAACTACGCCAAACCCGGCGACAAGATACTTGATACCCACGTTGGTTCCGGTTCGTCCATCATAGCCTGCATGGACTACCATTATGACTACATAGGCTTCGAGATAGACGCAGACTACCACAAGGCAGCGCAGGAACGGATAGACTCATACGCAAGCCAGATGCGAATGTTTTGAAGGGATGGGCACGGTATGAAGAAGATATTCGTCTGCTCCCCGTTGAGGGGAAACATTAAACAAAACATCGTCCTTGCCGAAGCTTATTGCCGGATGATTGCACTCATGGGTATGATCCCGATTGCACCACACGCTTACTTCACGCGGTTTCTGGATGACGACATTGAAATGGAACGGGAACTGGGAATGAGCATGGGCATGGAGTTGCTTTTGGGGTGTGATGAATTGTGGTACTTTGGGGAACCATCGGCTGGGATGAAGACTGAAATGGCAGAAGCAAAAGGTTTAAACATTCCCGTACTTGACGGGTGGACAGTGTATAAAATGCGACAATTTAACATATCTGCAAAAGATATATTAGCTATATATCCTAATACTGGCATTGATGTATCCTCCTTTAGACTTGATATGTAAAACTTGATACAAAACGCGAAGTATCCGAAAAATTTGTATCGTCCAAGTCGGTAGATACACCGGCATTACTTGTCTCCTGCATATCTATACGACTAGAATGCCTTGACATCGAATGACAGTGGTATATAATATATGACAGGGGGTGAATTATGAATAAAACTTGTAGCAAATGTGGCGTGGAACAACCGGAAACAAACTTTTCAAAAGACAGTTCTTCCCTGTGTGGTCTTCAATGTTCCTGTAAGAATTGCGCTAGAGCATACTATAATTCCCACCGTGAACATTATGGCGAGTATAGAAAACGACACTATATAGAAAACAGGGAAGCCATAATCAGACAAACTAAGGCTTGGAAAGAAAATAACCCGGAAGCGAGACAAAAGGCGAACGCTTTATGGAATGTTAATAATAAGGAGAGGAAACGAATTGCAGATGCAGAGTGGAGAAAGAACAATAAGGAGTACAAACAACAGAAAGATGCGGCATACCATCAATCTCATAGAGAAGAACGCAGAATATACAATAAGGAGAACAGAGAAAAAATACTAATATACGCTGCCACGCGGAGAAAAAAACGACCTAATCTTTTTAAATTGTATAACCATACCAGAACAGCTAAGAAGGCAGGACTTGACAGAACCCTAACGCCAGGACAATGGGACCAAATATTGGAATCATTTAACAACACATGCGCTTATTGTGGGGTAAGGGATAAATCATTGCATCAGGATCATTTTATACCATTATCATCCGATGGAGAATATACGCACAACAATATCATACCAACATGCAAAAGCTGCAATTCCAGTAAAGGGGCAAAGGACTTCTTCACATGGTATCCGACAACCAACTACTACGATAAGCAAAGAGAAAAGAAGATCATGAAGTTCCTTCATTATTCTGGTTCAGCACAACAACTTGCACTTTGGTAAATTGAACAGGAGGATATAATGCTTAATGTAAAAGAGTTCGCGTTATTCATGGGGGTTTCAACCAGAACGGTTCGCCGTTGGATGTGCCAGGGTATGCCTTATGTTCGTGTGGGCCAGATCATACGCATAAATAAGGACGATGCAATGGGGTGGATTGAGGGGCAGAGGAAGGCGTAAAAAATAATTTTATATAATGGGTTGTAATCGTGTTAAAATAGGTATATTGTATTGAAAGGGGGTGATACTACTTGGAACCATTGGTAAACATAAAAGTTGTTGCAGACTATTATACCGTTACAACCAAGACTGTACGGAACTGGATCAAGGCCGGTATGCCTTGTATGAAACGGGGAAATGTTCTTCGGTTCAGCATGAAGGATGTTGTGGAGTGGGAGAAGGTGAAAACGTGAAAGATGCTTTCTACTTCTCCCATGACTCCAACGCCAGGAACGATCCAAAGATATTGGCAATGAGAAGTCGATATGGGTATCAAGGTTATGGATGGTATTGGGCGTTTATAGAATCCCTTCGAGACCAACCAAATTACAAATACCCATTGAATAAATATACCATTGATGCGTTGGCATTGCTTTGGCAATGCGATCGCACAGCGGCAGAGCAATATGTATCGGATTGTTGTCATGAGTTTACTGCAAACGGAAGTGCGTTAATGTGTATTGATGATTGTTTTGTGTGGTCTGAATCGTTTTCAAGACGCATGGAAGCAGTGGATATTAAAAGAGCAAAAGCCAGTGAATCAGCACGTTCCGGATGGAAGCAAAGCGGTGGCAATGCGAAGGCAAAGCGAACGCATAGCGAACGCAATGCAAGTAAAGGAAAGGAGAGTAAAGAACTTATATCTATAAATAGATATAAGAACGAAGCATTAAACAATGCATTGGAATCGTTTGTAAGTATGAGATGTGAAATAAAAAATCCAATAACTGAACGAGCGATGGGAATGATGATTGCAAAATTGGACACCATAGCAAAAACCGATGATGAGAAAATTGCGATACTGAACGAATCGGTGATGAACTGTTGGAAAGGTGTGTTCCCTTTGAAAAATAGACCGCCGCAACCACAGGAACACAACTACAGAATGGAGTCATGATGGAAAGAGTACCACCACACTCAATCGATGCTGAACAGTGTGTACTTGGATGCATGATGCTGGATTCCGAAGCATTGAGCAAGGCTATGCGCTTGTTATCTGCAGATGACTTCTATCTTGAAAAGCACCGGATGATATTTAACGCCATTGCATCGGTGAAACACTGTGATGTTACAACGGTATCGGATGCGCTTGAAAAGATGGACGTTCTCCAAAAAGTCGGAGATATTGAATACCTTGCCAGCCTTACAGGAATCATCCAAACAACGCAAACAATAACGGCACATGCGGATATCGTTGTTGAAAAAAGTCAGTACCGGAAGTTCATATCCGCTTCAGAACAGATATCAAATCTGGCCATGAGCCAAAGCAAACCCGTGCTTGAAATAAAAGGTATCGCCTTTGAAATGATGGATGTAAAAGTAGCATCGCAGTCGGAAGGAACAGGTATGGCAGATGCGACAGCTAAGTTCGCAAAGTTGTTGGAGGATCGCAAAACGAAAAAAGGAAGCGGTATCAAAACGGGCATACCGTGGATTGACAAAAACACAAATGGATTCCCACCCGGCAACAGTATCATCATCGCCGCCAGGCCTTCCGTGGGAAAAACCACCCTTGCGGTACAAATTGCGAAGTTCAATGCATACCGGGGAAAGAATGTACTCATTTTTTCGCTAGAGATGACGGACATGCAAATCACCGAAAAGATGGTTGCGAATGATGCTTTTGTAAACTCTAACTTGTTGAAGAACCCTTTGGAGTTGACACCGGATGAACAAAAAGCAGTCAAGGAAGCTATTGATGAAATAGCGACTCTCCCCATCGAGATATACGACAACATTTTCACTATTGAGGAAATCGGTTCAACCGCAAAACAATGGAAAGCAGAACACGGAAACGGGTTGGTGGTCATTGACTATCTTCAGATGGTGCAGACAAGCAGAAAGTTTGGAACCAACAACGACCGGGTAGGATATCTGTCATCATCAATCAAGCAACTTGCCAAAACGTTGAACTGTCCCATCATCACATTATCACAACTCAAAAGACCGCCTGAAGGGGTGAACTACAAACCGTCCCTCACCGACTTGCGGGATTCTGGAAACATCGAACAAGACGCTGATGTGGTTATCCTTCTTCACGATCCGAACGCAGGTAACATTGATGCCACAAACAAAACGGACTTGGAGTGCATGATTGCGAAGCAACGTGAAGGGGAGCGGGACATCGGGAAGATGCTTCGATACATGAAGCCACAACAGCGGATCACGGAGGATGAGCGATGAAACTTCCAGTCAACACACAGGCCATTGTCACCCAGGAAGCCATCCATAACGCAAGCCAGACTGAACGTTGTAGACTGATGCGCGAGATCATCCGCGGGGCAAAATTCAGTCCAAGGAGTGGGTATGACACATAAGTTCACGGTCATCGGGAAACTTCCCAGTCTTAATGAGATAATTAACGAAGGAAGAACATCCATCCGTTGGGCGGCACGGAATAAAAAGAAGTGGACTGAAGCAACCGCTTGGCAAATCAGAATGCAGTGTGTTCCCCACATCAGCAAACCGATTGTAGTACGCCTGACGTGGTTCCAGAAGGACAAACGTACTGACCCGGACAATCTTGCTGGTGGAGGGTGTAAAGTCCTTATGGATGCCTTACAGATGGCCGGTGTACTGGACAACGACGGCTGGCAGATCCGGGGTATTGTGAACTGGTTCAAGATTGACAAGAAAAGGCCGAGGGTTGAGGTTGCGCTACGAGAAACACGGGGGGTATGACATGGCATACAGCAAGCTTGAAATGAAGGTGCGGAGGTTGGAACGGGAACTTGACCAAGAAACGAGAGACGGCACGGAACTATGCAACGGATGGAAGTTTTCAATGCATAGGGCAAGGGCACTATATGACAGATTGACGGTCGCAAGGAACGCATTGGAACTGGAACAGGAAAGAAAGGTGGGGGAGTGAGATGAGAACGGGCAAGGAGATAAACGACTTGTATGCCGGAGAAGTGGAGGCCCAGACGTGTGGGACGTGCGGAAACAATACGAAAGATGATGTTTGTATGATATGGGACACGGGGTTGAAGGTGACGGAAGCGGGAACATGTACTGGCTGGCAACCCATCCCAGTAGCAACCACGGATGTCAAAAGCAACGTCCCGTGGCATCACATGGGGGAACCAAACGGGATGTATAATCCTGATGGGAGTATTAGAACGTGGACAAGCGATGTTGAGTGGTACCGTGGTGCCATTGCCAAGCGGGATGACCTGATACGCAGGATGGCATTTGAGATGAGAACATATCCAGACCTTGGCCATTTTGCAAAGTACAGCGCATTGATATCCGAAGCCAACGAACTAATGGGGGTGAAGTAATGCCTAAACCAAGATACGGATGCGCAAACTGCCTATATGGGGACAAACCACGAGATATCCCTTGCACAGTCTGCCCGGTCCCTGATAAGCCAACCGAAATGCCGCGCAAGTGGGAGCCAATAGTGGACTTGGCAAAATGGAGTCCAACAGAAACGAAGCCAGGGGAGGTTGAGACATGAAGAAAATATTTATAACGGTTCTGATTACGGTTCTATGTACTTTGTTGATAACCACGGGTGTTTTTGCAACATTGGGTATTGATTTGGTGGGTATGCTGGGTGTTAAGATTACCGCAATAGCAACTGGGGCTACAGCAGATACCGATGCACAACTTGGAACTAGCGAACAAAGTGTAGTTGGCGATGTTTCTGATTACTTGACAAATTATCTAAACGGAATTTCAAGTGAATTTGGTACATATGCACAAGATCAGACCAATCAGGCGAAACTCCATATGATTGATGAAGGACAACAAATCAAAGATACTTTAGACACAAATCGCCAGACCTTAGTGGATGCAGGAGAATTACAGATTAGAACGGACATTGAAGAAAAGGGCAGAGTTAAATATAATCAGTTGGATAAAGACCTTGAAGATGCAATCAAAGCTATATTGCAGTAAATGGGGGTGAAGCGATGTACCCGACAAGGGAACAGGTCCTTGACATGATGAACTGTTTTAATAATGAGTGCCGTGAATGCAAGGCGTACAAACCATTGTGCTATACCACCCGTGATGATAGAGCAAGTTCATGGTTGGCTGTCCTCGATGCCATAGACGCAAAGCAAGCCGAACTTGACGGAAGGACAAAAGCGTTGGACTGGACAGCAAACAGGTGTGACGAGTTGGCATTGGAAGCCGGATTAAAAAATATCGAACTGAACAAGGCCCACGACCTTATCAGACGGATGTCGGGCACTTTGATGGAATGGGATAAATGGGATAACTCAGGGCTCATAGGTGAGGCAAAAGAGATGTTGGAGGTATCCTAGCAATGGCACAGCACAAGCACCAGTTTCAACCGAAACCACAACCCGTAAATCCATACCCATTTTACAAGTCAAACAAGGAAGCGTTCCGCAAGCGGTATCCGCAATACTTTGACATGGTCATGAATACAGAACCGTATCCGCTTGAAAAGACGAAAACCAACCTACCGAACGTCAAGCTGAACGGGAGGGATTACTACGATGCAGAAAACCCATTGGGTATGGTAGAACAAACGCTGCGGTCGAACGATTTGAGATTGGCAAGGCTTGTTGTGTGTCTTGGGTTCGGGCTGGGTTACGATCCATTATTTTATACGGAACAGATAAGTCAGACCGCCAACACCGAGTGGATGCTTGTCATTGAGAAAGACCCTGCACTTATACATACGGCAATGAAGTTCATGGACTTGCATTCATTTTTTGGACAACCACGAATCACGCTGATGATAAACGTACCGGAAGACAAACTGTTTCCAAAGATTGCGGAATGGCTAGGACTTGAAAATCGATATTACAACGCACGGGCATATGAGTATATTTATAACATGTCGGCGATGGAGGAATCTTACTACGGGACAGTCATCAAGGCAATGTCGGATGCAATCGGTTATGCGGTGAGTAATTACGGAAACTGCGTGGAAGATTCGATGATCGGCACCGAGAACATGTTCAAGAACATCCCGACCATTCTGAACAATCCTGGGGTCAATCTGCTGAAAGATAAATTCAAGGGAATCCCTGCGGTGGTCGTTGCAACCGGGCCGTCACTAGACAAGAACAAACATCTGTTAAAAGGCATTGAGGACAAGGCACTCATCATCTCCTGTGACGCAAGTCTGAAGATACTTTCCAAAATGGAGCACAAACCGCACCTGGTGGCTACACTCGAACGGGAGATGGCGATTGTCCAGTTATTCGAAGGTTTGACGGCTGAACAAGTGGAGGATGTTTACCTCATGGCGTGTCCGGTGGTGTATCCAGAGGTATACGAAAGTTATCCCGGAAAGAACATTATCGTTTACCGGAAGTTCGACCATTTCAAATGGCTGAAGATTGAGCGGGGAATGCTGGACATCAAATACTCGTCTGGCAACATGTCTTTCAAGATTGCTGAGTATCTGGGATGCGACCCGATCATCCTGATAGGTCAAGACCTTGCGCTTGCAGCCGGAAAAACAAATGCAGACGGAACCACGCTGGGAACGGAGCAGGAAAGCTACCTCAACGAGGAACACATGATGGTTCCGGCAAACGGGGGAGGGATGATAGAGACCGTACACTCGCTGAAATTATTCCTGAATGCATACAACCTGGACATCCAATCGCACAAAGGAAAGTGCATCAACGCAACGGAAGGAGGGGCACTGATAACCGGAACCGAACTGATGACATTTCAGGAGGCTATCGACAAGTATATTCAAAAGGTTACAAACCCGATTGACATCATCAAGAAGGGATTGGAAGGGTTCACACCGGACAGTGGGGAGGGGATAAAGGAACGCAAGGAACACGCCATTGTTGAACTTGAGCGGATGATAAGCGTATGCCAAGATGGGTATGAGGCTGTGATGGGCCACAAGGAAGAACTGGTGGGAGAAGTCACGGAAGAACGGATGCAGAAAATAAAATACGACATACTGCATCATGAAGAATTATTGCAGACTGATGATGAGGTGAGGCAAAAGTTATTTGCACATGTTGGACAAAGTTATTTTCTCAACTTCAAATTGGAAATCAGGAACCTTCCGGGAAAATGCAAGAGTACAATGGAAGCGACAACAAAGGCAATGCTGATGCATGAGGAATATTACACGACAATGCAGGGGATCATGAGGGTTGTGCTGAAGATGCTGAAGGAGAACGCTGATGGAAAAGCTTGATGGTACCGGGGCAGAGTGCATGGTGAAGTTTATCGCAAACGGGTGCAAGGGGCATATACAAGTAAATGATGGGAGTATGGTATTTGGTGAAACTGCGTGGAGAAAACAGGGATTGTGGCAATTGGACTGGTTAGACAAGTCTTGCACTTACTTCCCACCAGAACCGCAATGGGTAGAGTGTAGCCCTGGGGAAGCGTTGGATGCGTATATGAACACCGTTAGAGTTCAATACATATTTAATGGAGTTGGAAGTGATTGGATGGATATTCCCAAAGAATATGTGCAAAGACATTGGGATATGTTGTTGAAGTACCGCAAGGAGGTATGACATGTATAACTGCCTAATTCTTGGACTGGGAAATAAAGGAAGTTGTGCTGATGCTCCCGGAACACCAAACTCACATAAATTTCTATCATTTGCTCATGCCATTAAAGATCATCCGGCGTTTGCAATATCTGAAATGGATGACATTAATCCAAAAGCGGTCGAACGAGCATACCAAACATGGGGAGACGGGAACCATAAAGTTTTGGATGTAGCGATTGTAACGACACCGGATAACACCCATTACAAAGTGCTTATGGATTTGTTGAGATATAACCTACGACTCGTGATATGCGAAAAGCCATTGTGTGAAACGGTCGAACAGGCACGCAAGATTGTGAACATGTACCGGGAGGCTGGTATCCCGATATTATGTGACTACACGCGCCGTTTCATCCCAAAGTTCCGTGCCATAAAGGATGACATCGATGAGGGCTTGTACGGAAAGTTCATCAAGGGCTACTGCTATTTCAATCGGGGATGGAGCCATACTGCAAGCCATTTCATCGACCACGCCTTATGGTACAACGGAAGCCTGAAAAACATCGAGATACGGGAAGTCGAGTCAACCTATCAATGGGTGTATCAGTGGGGGTTATTCTACGAAAACAACTTCGCATCTGAACACGCTGTGAACCTGAAATACGAAAAGGTGGATACGATATACGATAACCATACGATGTTGGTGATGACAAATGCTTACAATTTCTTGGAACGTAACGAACCATTGTTTTGTACGGGAGCGGACGCCTTGAAAGCGTTGGAAGAAACGATACGGGTGAAGGGGGATTTACAATGAATGATAACATAATGACATCCCAGCAAGCAGCGGACAAGGTGGGCGTGACGGTTTATACAATATACAATTGGATAAAGGCGGGGCTCCTTCCCGCAAGTAAGATCGGGAAGTTGTTTTTTATCAGGGAAGCCGACATCCAGCGGTTGTTAAACACCAAACAGATACCTTCAACTAAAACAGGAAATGCAGAGGGTCGTATGATAATCGCAATGACAGGTGAAAATGGATTCATCGGAAAAATTATCAAGGCAGAACTTGAATCGGTAGGGCATGTGGTACAAGGATTTAGAACCGATGGAGATTACTTTGCGTTGTGGGAAACACCGTATGACTGTATCATCCATTGCGCAAGAGACGCTAAGAATCTTGAAGAGCCGATAACCGGAGAAAAATGGATGAACGAATACAAAACAGACGTTGTACTCCCGTACTTTTTTACAATGAACATGGTGAAAGAAGTGCCATCAATCAGCAACATCATCTTCATCACCTCCATTTACGGCCTCCGAGTACCGTCCGTCCGATACATCCCGATGAACTACAATGTCGCAAAAGCAGCAGAAAGATATCTTGCTGAAAACCTTGCCGTTACGCTTGCACCAAGCATCAGGGTCAACACCATCGTCCTCGGTGGGGTACATTCGGATCGGGAACTGGCAAACCAAAGCGATGACTTCCGGGAGAAATACCACGCTCACACGTTACTGAATAGAATGGTACAACCGGATGAGATAGGCGGTGCGATACGGTTTCTAGTATCTGATGAAAGCAAGGGAATGACGGGAGCGACTATCAAGATAGACGGGGGGTATACGCTGATATGAAACGAGTGATGAGGAACAGGGCAGTTTCACTTATTGACGAAAATATCCGCGGGATTAGATATGCCATGCAACCAGCGTCTATTAGCCGGAGCATAGCGGCACATCTATTCAAAGCAAATGAAGTTAATGGGTACATAGAATTCAGCCTCGATAAAATTGAGGTATATACTGCGGTTGTAGAACACCTGATATCGCTGACGGAGGAAGAGTTAATATGATAGGACGTGAAGAAGAACAGGCCGTCATGAGAGTGATGAGAAGCGGATCGTTGAGCGGATATCAAGGTAACTGGTCTGATGCTTTCTGGGGTGGGGATGAAGTCAGGGGACTAGAAAAGGAATGGGCGTCCTACTTCGGAATCAAACACGCGGCAGTTTGCAATTCAGCCACATCAGGGTTGTGGGCGGCATGTAATGCAATCGGACTGACCCATGGTGATGAGGTTATTGTAACGCCTTATTCAATGACCTGTTCCGCTACTGTACCGTTATTGTTTGGAGCCTATCCCGTGTTTGCAGACATCGAACCTGACTTCTATTGCCTTGACCCGAAATCCATTGAAAAGAAGTTCACGGAATTTACAAAGGCCGTCATCGTGGTGAACCTGTTCGGGATGCCGGCTGATTACGATAGGATAAACAAGATGTGCCATGAACGGGGGATCGTAGTGATTGAGGATTCCGCTCAAAGTATTGGGGCAAGGTATAAAGACAGATACGCCGGAACGCTTGGAGATATCTGCGTGTCAAGCCTCAACAGGCATAAGCACATAAACTGTGGGGAAGGGGGAGTGGTCACAACAAACAGTGACGAGTATGACATGAAGGTACGAATGAGCATCAACCATGCGGAAGCGGTTGCCAATGACATGGTGTGGAAGGGGGAAAGTGTAGGAAATAGCTTGGTTGAAATGGTTGGAATGAATCTACGCATGACGGAACTCTCTGCAGCAGTGGCAAGGGAACAACTCAAAAAACTGGACAGTATCATCAAAGTCTATCAGGACAACGCAAAGGACTTTGGCATACCCATCAGGTCGGGATGCACATCCAGTTATTACAAATACGCAACGATGAACCCGGTGAACCCGAACCCGGACAAATACAATTTCAAACAGCATTACATCACTCCCATTTTAAGGATGCCATTATTCAAAAGTCTTGGTTATGACCCTGACAAATGTCCGGTATGTGATGAGGTGGAGAGCCGGATATCGTTGGGATGGATGAAGGAAGTAGTGTGACGGTATAATAGGATTCAAGTGCTTACTCAGGCATTGGAGGTATTCTATGAGTTTTTCCACAAGAATTTATTTACACAAGGCAGAACTGGAAGAACAGGGGTGCAAACCGAACCAGATACGGATGGCTCCTGATGTTTATCAAGCAGTTTTGGCAGAACAGGAGGGCGGGACGCTCGAGATGCTATTTGGGATGAAAGTGAAAGTGTCTAAAAACTTGAAGCGCGGGACAGTGACCATTGAAGAAACTCTCAAGACCCTGAGGAAAAGGCTGTCGAAAGATTTCCGGCGGGCCCGGAAGATAGAGGAATAGGAGGGGCAGAGTATGAAAATAATTACCATTACAAAGAATCCCATGACGAACGGGCGGTGGGTGAGTGCAGACGAAGCACAAGCCGAGATTGACAAGCGGGATGTACTCATTAAGCGGATGGCAAAGATGCTCAAAGACGAATACGAAAGCGAGTGTCCTGTCTGTGCTGGCTGGGACGGGGCACACGAGGATGATTGCAGTTTCCGGTTAATGCTTACCGAAGCAGAGGCCATGACAGGCCGGGAGGGGTAGAGATGGCTAATTCAGAGGTAGCTTTTAAGAGGTTGGAGTTTGATTTTTCTGACCCAGACGTCACAGTCGTGACTATCGATGTCGCATGGAGCGAAACTATGATGGGAACAAAGGGCCGTTATCAAAAAACGTTTCCCGCAAGGATATCGGCAGAGGATATCTTGCTGGATGAGGTGCCAAAGTTTTTGAACTGGTGAATCAGTAAAATGCAGACATTGCGGAGCGGGAGGGATGAAATGTACCAGATATTTCTAACAGGGGAGCGGCTATATCTCCGGCTGATAGAACAGACCGACTTCATTTCATCCGTGGAGTGGCTAAATGACCAGACAACCACGAAATGGATGCAGAACGGCATGTACCCGAAAACAGAAAAGGAAATGAAAGCCTACTACAATTCAATGCAGAAACCGAACCTGTATCTCGCCATTAACATCAAAGGACAGAACCGGTACATCGGCAACATCAGCCTGAAGAACAATACCCAGAACGGGTACTATTCGGAAATATCCATCATCATCGGCGACAAGTCTTCATGGGGGAAAGGCTATGCATCCGAAGCCATCAAGTTATTGGCAGACCATTGTTTCCAACGACTGAACATCCACAAACTGAAGGCTGGTGCTGTGGTAGACAACGAGGCATGCATCAAGGCATTTATCAAGGCGGGGTTCAAAATTGAAAGCACCGAACGGGAAGCTGTGTTCTCTGAAGGTAAATTTCGGGACATCAGCGTTATGACCCTCTTTAAGAGGGAGATGGAGGCACAATGATAGACGGGTTGAGATACTGTTCAAAATGCGTAATGCCGGAGACCGTGGAAGGGGCGGAGTTTGATGCAGATGGATTATGTAAAACATGTCAGAGTCAACTGCAAAAAGGACACATCGACTGGGATGCAAGACGAACAGAGTTGGCAAGAATACTTGGTGACGCTAAGCGATCATCGGGAGACAACTATGATTGCATCGTACCTATCAGCGGTGGCAAGGATTCCGTCTACCAACTTCATGTCATTTGTAAAGAGTTCAATCTCAAACCCTTGGCGATTACCTTCAACCATAACTGGTTCAGCAAGACCGGCGTTTACAATCTGCAAAACGCATTGGAGAAGTTCGACATCGACCATATCCAGTTCACACCATCCCGTGGGCTTGTGAACCGGATCGCAAAGAGAAGCCTTGACACCATCGGGGATGCCTGCTGGCATTGCCATATGGGTGTGAGTTCATTCATCCTGAAAATGGCTGTAGCCTACAAGATACCTTTGATCGTTTGGGGAGAATCAACCGCTGAACATGGACGGGCAACATACGACAAGCCGGACAAATTCGACAGGGATTACTTCCTGAGGGTGAGTGCCAAGCTGACACCGGAGCAGTTCGCTTGTGATTACATTTCGATGAAAGACCTGTTCCCATTTGAAACCCCGAGCATTGAGGAATGCCGGAACATCAACGGCATTCACCTGGGGGATTACATCCCGTGGGATACCGAGGCGCAGGTGGAATTTATCAAGAAAGAGTACGCATGGCACGGAACGGAGATTGAAGGTCAGTACAAGGATTACAAATCAGCCGAATGCAGCATGGCGGGGATGCACGACTACATGTGCTACTGCAAGCGCGGGTATGGCAGGGCGAGCATCCAGATGAGTGGAGACATTCGGGACGGCAAGACATTCACCGAAGCCGGAAAGCGGAAGCTGCTGAAAACCGAGAAGATGCGTCCTAAATCACTGGACTACTACCTGAAAATCACAGGCATGAACGAGGAAACGTTCTACAAGAAAATCAACAAGTTGAAGCATCCGGCACTTGTCGGCAAGCAGATACCGTTCATTGAGGACACGAGGAAGGTTGAAGAATCAGGGAAGCCATACATGCAGAAATTGATTGACGGGGAGGTGTGAGGATGGAATATACAGATCATGTGAATATGGAGAATCCGATGACGTGCGGGAACTGTGACAATCGAGCCGTATGTTTTCTTCCGGCGGGGCAGTGCAATATGTGGCAGCCCATCCCCGAACCTGTAGCAACAGCGGTAGGGGGAAGAAGCTATCCGGGATACAAGTTGTGGAAACCCGAACCTGTAGCAACAGCGGACTACCATACAAGGGCAGAAGCGCAGAATATGGCTGATTCGGGGCTAATGAGCGGGTGGAGATTGTTGAGAATGCACGATGCCATTGCCAAGCGGGATGACCTGATACGTAGGATGGCATACGAGATGAGAACATATCCAGACCTTGGCCATTTTGCAAAGTACAGCGCATTGATATCCGAAGCCAACGAACTACTGGGGGTGAAGTGATGCACAAGCGGACATGCGTTATTATTCCGGCACGGGGCGGATCAAAGCGTCTTTTGAAGAAAAATATCATCGACTTCTGCGGCCGGCCGATGATTACATGGACTATTTCTGCCGCACAGAAAGCCTTGAACGCAGACGTCTATGTTTCAACAGACTACGAGGACATTGCCGAGATATCCCGAATGGCAGGTGCGAGGGTCATCTACCGCAAGTCGGGCAGCGATGACCATACGACTGTGCAACAAGCGACCATCATCACCCTCAAACAGATTGAGGATGAAATCGGGGTGACCTATGATGACGTGATACAGCTCATGGCATGTTGTCCATTGCGGGATGATGCGGATATTAGAATGGCGTTTCACCAGTACAAATCAGAGGGGTATGACTTCCAGTTAAGCTTTTACGAGGATACGTTGGCAAACTGGAACCATGTACCAGACAAAGAAGGTTTCCCGATTCCACTGTATGCTGAATGTCTGAAGATGCGGAGCCAAGACTTGCCGAAGCAATATCAGCCGTCTGGTGCCATATGGATCGCAAACGTTGAAGCATTGATGGAACAGCAGACATTCTATGGACACCATTATCGGATGTTTATCATGTCAAGTGAACACGCAACAGACATAGATACGATGAAAGAGTTGATCGTTGCGAGGGCGTTGAAGGAGATGCTATGAAACTCAAAGTGTTATCAATGGAGGACTGCGAACAAGTCAGACTGTGGAGAAATGAAACAATGTACGCATTGAGGACGGCGTACCCGAAGACAAAAGAACAACAGGAAGAATTTTATCTACAAGTGGTCTGCGATGCAAACGCAAGGTCGTGGTATCGTGGTGTATTCATTGAGATAAACAACGATGGAGATACCGAGGATTTGTTAATAGGGATGGTTGGCCTTGAAAACATCGAATGGACAAATCACAGAGCAGAAATATCAATCATGATCCAACCGGAGTATCGAGCGGCTGGATACGGGGAACAGACACTTGAAGAACTTCTGAAGTGGGGATTCAATGAGGTTGGGTTGGAAAACATTTATGGTGAATGTTATTATTCGAATATGGCGGTAGACTTTTGGCGTAATATGATACAAAAATATGATGGGTATCAAAGCGTGCTGGAAAGTACAAAGTTCTATAATGGAACGTACTGGGATAGCGCGTGGTTTAACTTCAACAGAGGGAGGTGGATGGCTTGTCGCAAATCATAGCCGATTTTGGATCGGGAAACAGCTGTAAGAACGACCTTGCATACATCAAACGCATGTTGGATGAACTGAAAGCCGTAGATACTGGCAAGCACGAGATTGTGATAAAATGGCAGCTTTTTGAAAAGGCCGGAGACAACATCCCACTTGTATGGAAGTCGTTCAACTACGCATATAAATATGCGAAGAAACTGGGATATGATACCACGGCATCCGTATTTGATGAACCATCGTTATACCAATTGATGAAATATGACATCCCATTTATCAAGATTGCCAACAACCGGAAACTGGACAAACTGATAGGGCTGATACCACGCAAGTATCCGATATATGTCAGCGTGGGGAGTTGGGGTGAACGTGGCAAGCTGATGCCATATTCGGATTGTACCGTAATGTCTTGTGTATCAAAGTACCCGGCGTACCTAGAAGATTACGAAATGACGTTTTCATCGTTTGAACTGAGAAGCAACGTATCGGATCATACGGTAGGGCTTGAACTGTATGGCAAGTATCATCCAGACATCTGGGAATGCCACTATCGTCTGGATGACTCAACCGGATTGGATGCGGGGTTGTTTGCGAAACTTCCAAGGGAACTTTCGGAGGTGCTGTAATGATAACATTGGGAAGTATCTGCTGCTACACGGACAAGTGCATATCATTTATAATGACGGGATGCGATGGCAAGGATTATCCAGACTGTTGGTACAAACGGGAGGTATTACATGTTCAAAGACAAGACTATTTTGATAACGGGTTCCACGGGGTCACTAGGGACGGCGATATGCCAAAGGTTGAAGGAGAACCCTCCGAATAAACTCGTTGTGTTGTATCGGGGATGGGACAGGAAGGACGCACTCGCTGAAAAGCTAGGTAACCCGACTTACATGCGTTACCGGATGGGCGATGTCAGGGATTACAACAGGTTGTGTGAAGCGTTTGAGGATGTGGACTACATCATCCATGCTGCAGCCATAAAATCGATTGTTGACGCTGAAAACGAGTCTGAAGAAGTCATGAAGACCAATGTCGAAGGTACACAGAACGTCATCAATGCAGCTATCCACGCAAGGGTGAAGAAGGTCATTTTCATATCGACAGACAAAGCGGTGAATCCCATCAACACCTACGGCATGTCAAAGGCAATGGCTGAACGGCTGATATTGAGTGCCAACAAACGGGTCGGGGATAAGGATATCAAGTTCAGCGTGGTGCGGTATGGGAACGTGGTCGGAAGCGCAGGGAGTGTTGTACCAAGATGGTCGGATATGATAATGGATGGTTTAGAGTCGTTACCGATAACAGATAAACGGATGACGAGGTTCTGGTATCCTATGAAAGATGCCGTTACATTCGTGTTGGAGTGTTTGAATTATATGAAAGGTGGGGAAACGTTTATTCCTCAAATACCATCAGCAAGAATGACGGATGTTGCAGAGGCTTTTGAAATGAAATGGCACGAGGTTGGAATCAGACCTTGCGAAAAACTACATGAACAGCTTTCTGATAACTACACGTCCGACAAAAACGACTTTCTGACAGTTCAACAAATACGGGCGACAATCAAGGAGTGGTTATGACGACAGATGACGTTTGCAGGATGTTGGAAGATTACCCTAACTACTCGCAGGAGATAGTCAAACTCAACAACGACTTGCACAATATCATCAGGGCAATGGATGAGAACTGCAGACAGATGTCCATTCATGGCATGGTCATATCAGGTATGCCTCATTCAAACAAAATCAGCGATCCTGTTTATAATGCGTTTATGGAAACGGAAAAACTGACAGTCCATTACATGGAAGAGATAAGGAGGTTAAGCCTGCAAATCGTAGAGGTACTGAAGGACAAGACCAGGGTAGACGATGCAATGGGAAGGCTGACGGCGTACGAAAGAACGATACTGGAATTGCGATACATCAAGAGATACGGATGGCAACACATCGCGGACGAGACAAAGTACAGTGACCGGCAATGTAGGAGCATCAGGGACAAGGCACTGTGTAAGATGGGTAAGTGTATGCAATAAAAGACTTCCAACAACTGCCGATTCATACATGCTATAGTATACGATATAGAGCCATTGCAAATGCAGTGGCTTTTCTTATGGAGGAAATAAGATGGATGTAGGGTGTACTGACTGCGGACTTCCATATGATGATGATTGGGTAGATACTGTTTTGCCTAATGAACAATGGAATTCTATGTTCGGAGAATGTGGCATATTGTGTGCGAACTGTATTATAAAACGAGCATCCAAGATGGAAGGTATTGTTAGGGCAGAAATGAAACTGGTATTCATAACGGATATTACGGGATGACAGGAGCATGACATGCCAAACAAAGCACCTCATCAATGCAACTATGCAGGATGCAAGGCACTGACAACAACAAGGTGCTGTCCTGCGCATACAAAGATACAGACACAACAAGAAGATAGATACAGAGGCAGCGCACAGTCGAGAGGGTACACGTCTATGTGGAATAAGAACAGCAGACAGTTCCTAAAGGCAAACCCACTATGTGACAACTGTTACAAGCACCATGTGTTGACACCTGCAACAGTAGTGCATCACATCATAGACCATAAGGGTGATGATACGTTGTTCTGGGACTCAACTAACAACTGGATGCCATTATGTAAACGGTGCCATGACACGAAGCTGAGGTCAAGGTGAAAGGCAACGTTATGCTAAAAGAGTGTTTATGTTGTGGGGAAACATTTGATGCCGGTGGTTATGGGTTTATGGTGTATTGTTCAAGAAAGTGCAGAGAAAGAAACAGATATGACAGTCTGAGGGTGCATACCATAAAAACGTGTAAATGTTGTGGTGTTGAGTTTGATGCAGGGAATGACGGCAGAATGGAGTTCTGTTCAAGAAAGTGTAGTTCAAAACATTACAAGGCAAGCAAGAGGATAATTGAATCGTTTGTGTGCAAAGGATGCGGTAAGGAGTTCTATCCAAAGGGATATGACAGGACAACGTACTGCTCCAGAGAGTGTGCATATACAACTAAGACGGTGCAAAAGGAAGAACGAATAAGGACAGATATAGAGACTGCAGAACAAATAAGACACAAGAGATGTATTGTGTGTGGCAGTGAGTACATAGGAAATAGCAGATGGTGTTCAGATGATTGTTATAAGGCACAACAGCACAATGAGTATATTAAGTACAAACAGACCGATGATTATAGGGTAGACCTTGATAAACAAAAGGTAGCATATGCTAACATAATGGGGTTGGCATACATAGACCATGCGTGTATAGAGTGTGGTGTTATCTTTAATAGTCTGAACAGTAGGAAGTATTGCAGCATGGTGTGTTGTGATAGACACAATGAAAGGTTGCATAAGGGTTGTGTTAGCAAGGCAAAACGCAAACGTGTATGGCAGAGAGATGGGTATGTATGCCAGATATGCGGAAAGAAGATAAGCGGGAAGGAACAACCAACAGTGGATCATATCATCCCACTGAGCATAGCAAAAAATATGGGTTGGTCTAAACTACAATCCAATGACGAGAGCAACCTGCAGACAGCGCACTTGTTATGCAATGTGAAGAAGGGTAACAGGGCCATCAATGAACAGCTGAGGATGAATAACATAATGATATGGTAGGGGGCATCCAAATGTTCCCAACCTAGCGTTTTAAAAACCGGGTGCCTAGTCACGCGTTGAAAATCGCACTTGACCCAAGGGGGAATCAGAATGAATCCGAAGAAACCAACCAACCTCAAGATTCTTGAGGGGAATCCCGGCAAGCGTACCCTCGCATTCAACGAAATCAAACCATCCCCCGCAGTTCCTGTCTGTCCGGAATGGGTTCATGAATATGCTCGTGAAGAATGGGAACGCATGGCGGGAAAACTTGAAAGACTTGGGTTGATGACTGAAACGGATGTCGCGGCGTTCACGGGATACTGCCAGACATACGCAAGGTGGAGAGAAGCCGAGGAACATATCACCATCGAAGGTTCTGTGAAGGTGCTTGAATCTGGATATCCACAGCAGAATCCTTACGTTTCAATTGCACACAAGAATCTTTCATTGATGGGCGTATACATCGGAAAGTTCGGCATGAGCCCTTCCGACCGTGTAGGACTGGTATCCGGCAAGGCTGAAGAAAACAATAGTAAGATGGGAAGGTTGTTATCCAAATGACCAACAAGCTTCTTGGCAGGCAAAGGGCTGACAGGGCGGTTGAGTTCATTAACTGCCTGAAACACACGAAAGGCATCTGGCATGGTGTTGACTTTGAGTTGCTCTCATGGCAGGAGGAAATTATCCGGGATGTGTTCGGGACGCTGAAACCGGATAAATACAGGCGGTATAACACGGCATATATGGAGGTGCCAAAAAAGCAGGGAAAATCTGAAGTCGGTGCAGCAACAGCATTATACCTGATGTGTGCGGATGACGAATGGGCGGCAGAGATATACGGATGCGCTTCCGACAGACAACAAGCATCAATCATATTTGATGTTGCGGTGGCTATGGTGGATCAGGACGAAGAACTCCGGAAAATCATTAAACCCATTCTATCTGTGCATCGGTTGGTATATCTCCCTACTAAAAGTTTTTATCAAGTGAACTCATCGGAAGCGTTCTCGAAACATGGATTAAACGTGCATGGGGTTATATTTGATGAACTGCACGCTCAGCCCACGCGTGAGTTATGGGATGTCATGACAAAAGGGGCCGGAGATGCACGAATGCAGCCGCTAACTCTGGCAATGACCACTGCGGGGGATGACCCTGACAGAACAAGCATCGGTTGGGAAGTACACAAGAAGGCCTATGACGTGATACACGGTACAAAGAAGATACCTAACTTCTATGCTAAAATTTACGGGCTAGATGAGAACGCCGATTGGACGGATGAAAAGAACTGGCATATAGTAAATCCTTCCATCGGTCACAACCTCCGCATTGATACCATCCGAGATGCGTTTGTGGAAGCACAACAGAGTGAAGCGGACGAACGGTTATTCCGTCAACTCCGTTTGAATCAGTGGGTCAAGACAAAATCAAGTAAATGGGTCAACCTGGAGATATGGGACAAGAATGGCGGGTTGGTTATCCCGGATAGGTTGGAAGGCCGGAAATGCTACGGAGGGCTTGACCTTTCATCTAAAATGGACTTGACCTCATTCGTGTTGGTGTTCCCTCCGGAAGAAGAAGGTGGAGCGTACGAAATACTTCCATTCTTTTGGATACCGGAGGATGGACTGGAAGCAAGGGTGAAACGCGACTATGTTCCGTATGACAAGTGGTTACGGGAAGGACGGATATACTCAACGCCAGGGAATGCGATTGATTACAGGTTCATCCAGAAAACCATTATCGATCTGAGGGACAAGTACGAAATACTTGAAATCGGGTTTGATCCGTGGAACGCACAGCAGACCGCAACGGAACTGATGGACAAAGGACTTACGATGGTCGAGGTCAGACAAGGATATAAATCCATGAGTCCGGCCATGAAAGACCTTGAAGCGTTATTGCATTCGGAAAAGCTGGCACACGGGGGGCATCCGATACTGAGATGGAACTTTGGAAACCTTGAAGTCAAGATTGACGAGAACGACAACATTCGACCGGTAAAGGGCAAAGCGACCGACAGGATAGATGGCGTGGTGGCAATGATCAACGCATTCGCGAGAGTCATCAATGCACAGGATGAAACATCGGCCTACGAGTCAAGAGGCGTGTTGAGTTTGTAAAGGAGGCAGTATGAACATCTGGGACAAGGCGCGAATATTGTTTTCCAACAACTTCAATGAGCGCATCAAGGAGTTTTATAACGGTGACGATGACTTGAATAATGTCGGCATGAACATAGACAGTGAAACCGCCATGAGATATTCGGCGGTATTTGCGTGTGTCCGGGTATTGGCTGAAACCGTTGCGAGTCTGCCTATCAAGCTATACCAGAAACTAGATAACGGGGACAAGCGTGAAGCCAACGACCTGGGGTTGTATGATGTGCTGCATTCCGCTCCGAACATGGAAATGACACCATTCAATTTCAAGGAATCAATGATGACTTCCTTGTGCTTGGGTGGGAATGCGTTCGCGCAGAAAGTATACGACAAGCAAAAGAACGTGGTTGGACTTTATCCATTGGATTGGCAGAAAATCCGGATTGTCCGAAAAAACAATGAGCTGATATATGAATATCAAAAAGAAACGGAATGGGTTCCGTACACCCGAAAGGAAATCTTTCACATCCCGGGATTATCGTTGAACGGAATAAACGGGCTGACTCCCATCGGATATGCGGCAAAATCCATTGAACTGGGTCTGACCTATGAGGCGTTCTGCATCCAGTTTTACAAGAACGGTGCGAATTCATCGATGATGCTTCGCCATCCGAAGGTCATGAAGGAAGATGCTTACATGAGGTTGAAATCATCGTTCACGGAAAAATACACCGGAACGGCGAACACCAACAAGCCAATCATCCTTGAAGACGGTATGGACATTACTCAGCTTACGATCAATCCCGTAGATGCTCAACTTCTGGAATCAAAAAACTTCCAGATAGAGGACATCTGCCGAATATACAGGGTCCCTCAACATTTGGTGAACAAACTCGATAGAAGCACAAATAATAACATCGAGCATCAATCATTGGAGTTTGTGATGTATACCATGCTTCCGTGGTTCAAACGTATCGAGGAAAACATGAACTTGCAACTTCTGACTCCCGTCCAGCGTTTGGATGGGTACTATGCCGAGTTTGTGGTCGATGCCTTGTTGAGGGGTGACAATGCAAGCCGGTCAGCAGCCTATGCAGCCGGCAGACAGTGGGGATGGTTCAGCGTCAACGACATCCGAAGGAAGGAAAACCAAGATACCATTGAGAACGGAGACATCTATCTGCAGCCTTCCAACATGGTTGAGGCCGGAACGATACCCGATCCAGTACCGGATGTAGTCGAAACACCTACCCAGGACGAGGAAATGGCGGCAAAATTGAAGCAAAACAAGGACATTGAGACCATGATCTTCGATATTCTACTTGAAAAGGGGGTGATCCAGTGAAAAAGTTCTGGAATTTCAGCGCAAAACCCAATAATGAGGGCGAATTAACGCTTTATGGCGATATTTCGTCTGTTTCGTGGTTTGGCGATGAAATTACGCCGAAACAGTTCAAATCCGACCTTGATGCACTTGGAGAGGTCAATTCGTTGAAAATCTTCATCAATTCGGGAGGGGGAGACGTATTTGCCGGACAAGCCATCTATTCCATGCTGAAACGGCATAAATCGAGTAAAACCGTGTACATTGACGGGTTAGCAGCCTCTATTGCGTCCGTTATCGCCATGGTCGGGGACAAAATCATCATGCCGAAGAACGCGATGATGATGATCCACAAGGGATGGACAATCACGATGGGGAATGCCAATGATTGCCGACAAATGGCGGACGTACTGGACAAGATAGACATCGGTATTTCGGGAGCCTATGAAGGGAAGACCGGAAAGGCACAGGACGAAATCCTGAGTCTGATGGAAGCGGAAACATGGATGACGGCAGACGAGGCCATGGAGATGGGATTTGCTGACGAGGTACAGCAGGAACGGAAAATAGCAGCGTCAATCAACGGAAATTTCCTGACATTCAACGGGGTCGAGGTTGATGCCGGGCATTTCAAAAATCTGGACACTGATAAGATAGACACGAGTTTCGACCCAAAAGAGATGTACGCAAAACTATTGAAAATAAACGAACGGAGGTATACGTTATGAATTTCAAAGACCAGTTGAAAGCAAAATTGACCGCGCAATCGGCACTCATGAAGTCAGCAATGGACGCAAACCGCGCCTTGACTGACGATGAGCAGAAGAATTTCGACACGCTTGAGACCGAAATCATCGCGACAGAAAAGACCATCGAGGCGCAGGACAAAATGAGGGCGCGCGAATTGGAAAACAAGACCGTGGTCACTGACATTCTCTTTGCGGAACCGAGAAACGCGGACGCAAAAGTGTGGAAGAACATGGGCGAGTTCCTGAACGCCGTCAGAAAAGCCGCTTCACCTGATCGGGTTGTCGATCCCAGACTGACGATTAAGGATGCCGCTTCCGGTGTATCCGAAGGTGTTCCTTCCGATGGTGGATTCCTTGTTCAGACCGACTACGCAGCGGAACTTTTGAAACGTACGTACGAGACCGGTATTCTTGCACCGAAATGCCGCAAGATTCCGATCAGCGCAAACGCGAACAGCCTCAAAATCAACACTGTTGATGAGAACTCGCGCGCAGATGGTTCCAGATGGGGAGGCATCCTGTCCTACTGGATCAACGAAGCGGATCTGAAAACCGGGTCAAAACCGAAGTTCGGCCAGATCGAAATGAGCCTGAAAAAGCTCACCGGTTTGTGCTACGCGACAGACGAGTTGCTCCAGGATTCAACGGCAATGGAAGCAATCATTTCTCAGGCTTTCGCAGAAGAATTCGGGTTCAAAATGGATGACGCGATTGTTCGCGGTACTGGCGTAGGCCAGCCGTTGGGAATTCTCAACAGCCCTTCACTGATTACCGTTGCCAAGTCCGCTTCACAGACTGCAGACACGTTTACCTTCAACAACGCGCAGGACATGTGGATGCGCATGTACCCAAAAGGCCGCTCAAACGCGGTGTGGTTCATCAATCAGGAATTGGAACCTCAGTTGAACAAGATGATCATCGGGACAGGAGCTTATTCAGGCGCGACAGTATACATGCCGCCTTCCGGAATTTCCGGAGCCATGTACTCAACATTGTTCGGCAGACCCGTCATCGGGATTGAACAGTGCGCCGCGTTGGGAGACGCAGGGGATATAATCCTTGCTGATCTTTCCCAGTACCTCATCATCGACAAGGGCGGTATCCAATCCGCTTCCTCCATCCACATCCGGTTCCTATATGATGAGTCTGTGTTCCGGTTCGTGTATCGCGTAGACGGCCAGCCGACATGGAAGGTTCCGCTCACACCGTACAAAGGGAGCATGACCATGTCGCCGTTCGTCACATTGGCAGACCGCGCATAAAATATTGAGTTAGGAGGTAAAATGATATGTTGTCAGAAAATATCCAAGTTGACGTTGCCATTGTCCCGTCTTTGGTTTCTTCGAACGGCACGACATCCAAGTATTTCAATATGGAAGGTTATGATCACGCGCTCTTCGTATGGAGCGTGGCGGGCATGGGCATCCTGTTGACGAGTGTCGCAACCGTGTACCAAGCAAAAGATGGATCGGCCGGAACGAGTGCGGCTGCGCTTGCGTCCACGACCGCCATCATGACCCAGCACACCAAGGCAACCCAGTTTACCGTCACACCGGCTACACTGTCGGCAGCAGACACCATCACCATCACATCCTACAAATCGGATGGAGCCGCAGAAACCGCCTTGACGTTCACGGCGTCAGCCGCAGGCATTACCGCAGGGACTACGGATTCCGCAAGAGAGTTCAACATCACGCTTACCGCTTCCGGAACCGGGTCAGTGTCCACGGCACTCACCTATCTGGCGGCCATTGTCAACAACACCGCTTATGGCGTACCCGGAGCCTATGCGACCGCTTCCACAACTACTCTTGTGGTCAGGGCAAGGGACGCAGGGGATACCGTGTTCACCATCACATCGTCTTCCACCACGAACCTTACCTTGTCCGTGGATTCGGCAATAGGCATGGTACAGGTCAATGCGAGAAACCTTACCTTGTCCTCCAACTTTACTCATGTCGCGCTCAACATCGTGAATGAGTCCGCTGTTTACACATCAGCGTTCTGTATCAGGGGCATGGGTCGAAGGTACAACTTCGCACAGCAGGTCAACGTCAAAACCATACTCGCGTAATCGGTCGGGGAGGGAGAAATCCCTCCCCTATTCCTAATGGGGGAAACATGAAACGTAAAATAGAAATCGTGTTCGATATGCAGGACAACAAAGGGAACATTTCATTTTTAATGAACGGGAAAGTCATAACTGCTCTTTTCGGATACGATTTGAAATTTAATGCAAGAACAAATGAGATGAAATTCACCGGGCATCGATTATCAACCGATGATTGCGGCCAGTATTTTGTTGATGACAAGGGTGAAACGGCAACTGAGGAAGTAGACTTGCTAAAATACTTTTCGGACGAGGGAACAGTCAGAGAATATATCATTAGTGCCAAGAAAAGCGTGGAGTTTGCACTTAAAAACATCAGGGATACGTCTCTGTTCAATGCCAGACGGATGATCTCCAATAGATTGGGGTGAAATTATGAACCTGAAAATATATTCAGCCGCGACAACCGAGCTTGTGACGGTGACGGAGGTCAAAGAACATCTCCGGCTTGATTCATCTACTTTATCTTCCAACCTCACGACTGTTCAAGTTGTGCTGGGTGGGTATCACGATATAACGGCAAGCCTGACGTCTTCCGGAACAGATGTATTGGGTTACAATTCAATGATGCAGTTTCAATCGTTTGTGAGTTCAGCCGGCTCAACCGTCACGGCGAAGATACAGGAATCGGACGACAACACGACATACGATGATTGGGTTGGCGGAGGTTTCACCTCAGTAACGACCGCAAACGACACGGCGGTGCAACAAATTGAATACACGGGAACAAAACAATACATCCGACCTTATGTGACGATATCAGCGGCCCAATCAAACTTCGCCGTCAACGCCATCAAGTCTACGCCGTACAGCACTGAAGATACATATATCGGCTCCC